GTTCAGATTGGCGTTCTGTTGGCTGCCATGCACCCAGACTATCGCACGGAGGTGTACGAACTAGCACGTGCGGGACTGCACGAGAAGGTATTAAATTTGCCAAGTGGGCCGGACCAAGGGCCCATAGTTTATGACAGTGGGTCAGCTCAACAATCTGGTCGAGCTGACACGTCTGTCTTCGGCACAATCGGTAATGCCTACATCTCCTACGTAGCGTTTAGGATGCAAGGAGCTTCCCCTCAGGAGGCTTATGCATCTTTGGGCGTTTACTTAGGTGATGATGGTTTGACTGCCGACATACCTTATCCGACGCTGGCAAAATCAGCGGCATTTACCGGACAGAAACTAGACTGTAACCGAATCTCCAAAGGAGATAAGGGAGTCAACTTTCTGGCACGGTATTATAGCCCCCAAGTCTGGTATGGAGAGACTGACTCCTGCTGTGACATCCGGCGTCAACTCAGTAAGTTCCACACAGCCTCGCGTATGGCCGGGGTGACACCAGCCGACAAGCTGGTTCAGAAAGCCATATCCTACTTCTTGACCGACCGACACACACCGGTTATAGGACACTACTGTGTAGCAGTGTTGAAGCATCTCTCCGCCGATGAGCTCGATGATAAGATGTTCGAAGCTAGTGAACAGCTTCTGAGCATCCGCTCTTGGTGGGGAAGGTTCTCTGACTCACAGTATCCGGCCCTGCCTGATGCTCCATGGAAGATGCAGTTCTTGCACGAGCAACTGCCGGGGTTTGACCTAGACATGTTTAGGAAGGCCATCTGGGACTCTAAGTCCTTAGATGATCTCATGGGCATGCCTCTATGTCAACACCCCGCCCAGGTGGTACCAGTGGCCCGTCCAGCCATTCCGATGGTCGTTCACGGAGCGCTGCCGCGCATCATCACCCCTTCCCCAAACACACGGAAGGGTAACTCACAAGTCCAGGCCAAAACACAACCTGGCAACACACCCGCAACCACATCTAAGTCCCGTTTCAAGGGCACCGGCGTAGAACTGAAATCAGTTCGTTCCCCTCGTCGGCCACCGAGCCAACCTGCAGCAAGAAAGGTGGAAAGCAAAGACACAGGGGTCAGGTCAGGGTCAGCTAGCGCCCGTCCACTTCGGCAGCAGTGGAAGAAGTCCAGCAACCCACGTGACCAGAAGTCACGTGGCCCGCCAAAGCCCGTCTTCAAGGATGGGAAGAAGGTGGCGCAGGGGGATGAAGTTCCCCCTCTCCGCCTACCACCGGCGCGGGAGGTGAAGCGGCCCACCATTGTGAGCCGGCAGGCTACGATTGCTCGCAGCCAGCTTGCAGCACCTGCTGCACCTCAACCGGGGGTGAGGAAACCTACCCCCGGGCCAAGACCCACACGGGCCAGCGCCCCATCTCGACCTCATGGTGTGAGGTTGGTTGGGAAGCTGACTCCAGCACCCGGGAGTAAACCTACGGGGGCAAAGAGTTCGGTTAAACCCGGACGACGCCAGTGGCGGAAGGTGAGCAGTACACCATCCACAGGTGGAAAGCCGACAGTTGTCGGTCCCACAGCAACCCCAAAACCACGTACAGTCTGTAAACGTGTTTTGGATGCTGCAGCATCTGACGGTCAGTGGGTGATCGTTAGAGGTAGCCGCAAGAAGAAGAAGCGGCCACGGGGGATGAAAGGCCCTCGAGGGAATAAGCGCCGCGTCTAAGGACGCGGCTTAATGTCAGTCGGAACCCCTGAGGCTTGGCAGGGGGTGCACTATTTGAAAGACTCCATTTAGTAAGTATGAGCGACAACAAGACATCAAGAACCAAGCGAACAGGCCGACGTCGTCGCCGACGTCCCCGCGTAGCAACAGACAGGAAACTGCCTCTGTCCTATGCGAAGTCTGTGAAGCAGAAGGCGCCACGCATCGTCACCGACTCAAGACGGACCGTAATCACCCATCGTGAGGTGATCGGTGAAGTCGTTCCCACCGATGCCTACACGGTGAACGAGTACGTCATCAATCCCGGTGAAGCGAGCGTCTTCCCCTGGCTGGAACCCCAAAGTCAGTCGTGGGAGTATTACCGATTCCGGAAGTGTGAGATCCATTATGAGCCTATGGTTTCCGTTCAGAAGAACGGACAGGTGCTCATGGCAATGGAATACTCCTCCGGGTCACCTCCTCCCCCTGACTTGAAAACCCTAATGTCCTACCACAGGGCTGTCAATGCACCGGTCTATCGACCCGTGTCAATGAGCCTGGACATAGGAGCAGCGTTTCCAGCGGGTGGCTATAAGTACATCCGCCATAACAACAGCTCAGCCTCTGGAGAGAGGAAGCTGTATGATGCCGGTGTGCTCATGGTCGCCACACAAGGGGGTGATGGTACCAGCGGTGGCATACTCAGCATTGAGTTCGTTATCGAATTCAAAACACCGCAGGTTATCAAACCACTTGCGCCAGCAGATGGACTCTATGCAGGGTCCAAGACTGGCACACAGGACTTCGTGGACGGAACCGACGCAGCCACCAACTACGCGGGCTACGTCAGCTGGCCCGGCTTGGCCGTATCTGCGATCAACACAATTGAGGGCATCGATAGGGCCCCTACGGCGGGAAATGGTGAACGTTACCTCCTTCCTGCGGGCACGTATGATCTCCGGTCCCAACTGCGTCTGATATCAAATGTCACGAACGCCGCTCCTGGCTTTGAGCATGTGAGCGCCGAGATCGGAACGTACGACCCCGACACGAATCAGTTCGCCCCACTCCAGGATGACATCCTCGGTGAAGCCACCGACGTCACCAACACGGGGTATGACCGCTATCACACGCTCTCACCGAGCGGTTTGGCCTTCTTCGAGAACCCTGTCTGGATCGCAGTACGCGTGATCGCCTCTTATGCAGCAGCAACAGCAGCAGGCGCCATGTCGATTCTCACTGGTTCACACCTGAACATCAAGCAGTTGAGTTCCTACTCTGGACCTTAATAGCTTCCAACTGACACACAGCGAGCAAATGCACGCACAACACCAG